TCCTATTTACTTTTCTTCGAATGCTTCAGATTTAGTAGCGTTTCGGTCAGCATGGCTTACAGTACAAAGTAATAACCCGTATGCATTTAGTATGTACTTTAACGTAGGTGCTCTTACTAATACTGCTTCTGTAAGCATTAACTGGTATGACCGTAATGGAGCATATTTGTCTTCAGCAACAGCCGCTACGGTTACGTTCAGTTCTAGTAATAACGCTCGCTGGTATCCGCTAAAGGCACAAGGTATTGCTCCTTCTGGAGCACTCTATGCGGAACCAACATTTAGCCTAACTGGAATAACAAACACTACTTCGTGCTATGTAGATGCTGCTCAGTTTGAGCACTATGTAAATGCAATTTCGGCTCAAGTTATCGATGCAAATACTATTGAAATTAAAACTGACGTGGAGCATAACTTTACAGTTCAAGATGTTGTAAGTAATACTAACGCAGCTACTATCTCTAATGCTGGAGTTCCGTTTGATGGTACTCATAATATTTTAAGCGTCCCTGATAAAAATACAGTTCGTTGCGCCATCACAGGTGGAACTGCGGGTGCTGTAGTTCCAATTGCTGGAAGAATTGTTTCTAATACTTTTTACGAAGATGCTCGTATAACCACAGTAGATGTAAAAGCAAACCGTGTTAACCTAATTACAAATCCGTCTTTTGAAATAGATGCTCTTACTTACACCATGTCGTATTCAGGTGGAGCATCGACTACAAGTAACGCAATTGCTTCTTCTGGAAATAAGACATTTACAGTTACTTCTACTTCAGCTATGTCTGTAGGAGTTCGTGTGCGTGTTGTAAACAGCGCGGGAACATCTTGGATGGAAGGCGCAGTAACTGCTTTAGCTTCTACCCCTTCAGTAACAATTGCTGTCGATTCCTCCAGCGGGTCTGGAACATTTACTTCTTGGACTATTCAACCAACTGGAACTCAATTTTGGTCAGGCTCAAATGCTACAATCATGAGCACTACAACAGCCTCCACAACTTTGACTAATGCTGCAACAGTTTCTGGAACTTATTGCTTGAAGGTTACCCCTACTTCATCATCAAACTCTTCGGCTGTAAATGTACATGCTGGAACAGTAAGTATTACTGGCGGTACTCCGTCTATTAGCAGTGACTCATATAACTTCTTAGTAACGGCTTCTCCTACAAGTACAGACCTTAGGTACTACACGCTTTCGTTTTATACAAAGTCTGATGGAACTGGTGTGCCTGTAACCGCAACAGGGTACTTCTATGACGACAACGGGTCTTTAGTAAGTACCATCGTAGGGACTACAACTACTAATACCACTAGCTGGTCACGATATTCAAATAAATTTACTATGCCTGTGGCTTTGGGTCAGCTTCATGCTTACTTTACAATTACTTTAGGGGCAACCACTAGCGCTGGTGGAACTCAATTTATTGATGATGTGCTACTAGAAAATAGTTCAGTTCTTAACCCATACTTTGATGGCTCTTACGACGGGTACAACTACCAGTCTGACAGGGATTCTATTTGGGAAACGGGTGGTGTTGCTAATGCTTGCCGTAGCCATTACTACAAGAACCGAGTCTCTTCGGCAGGTCGTCTAAACGCAATTATTACGGATGGGCTTTACTATGCTTAATCAAAATGTTGTAAACAATGCTAATAGCGCGGCAGCTATTTCAGCTGCGACTGTGGCTTCAAATGGATTAAGCGTAACATATACAACTGTTGATGAGCATAATTTTATTACGGGTCAATCAGTAACAATTACAGGGCTTACAGGTAACACTGCGGCTAATCTTTCGGGTGCTCTGATTGCTAATACCCCAAGCTCAACAAAGTTTGTTGCTTATGTTCCTGGTACAGCAATTGCAACCTCTGCCGTTACAGCTGCTGCGGGCTCAACTGCTTGGGTTACTAACTCATGGGCAAGTTCTGTACGCCTTAAGTACGGAAGCCCTGAGCCAGTTAAGACAGTTCCTTCTTTTGTGGACGTCAATGCTAACATTTTTGCTGCTGCTCATTACCCATACCCAACTAATGGAACGGTAAGCGTTGACCTTACCTGGACTGCTTTGGGCTCTGCTAACCCTCCACTTGTATTTAACATTGTTCAATACAGCGGTACTACCCCAACGACTGTTACAGGTGGTTCAGCAGTATCCCCATCTAGCTCTACCCCAATTACGATAACTGGGCTTAATGCTAACACTTCATACGTATTTGGAATCATTGGTACCAACTCAGGCGGTTCAGTAGTATCCAGCACGACTATCTCAGTAGATGGTTACGCTAGCCCAATTACTAATCTTAATGCAGCGCCGACTGCTAGCACTGCAAATAGCATTACAGTTACATGGACAGCCCCAACAACTGCTTCCCCAGCTATTGCCACTTACCAAGTTCAACGTGCTCAATCATCAGATAATGCTACATTCTCGGCTTGGACTACGGCTACAACAACAGCCTCAACTTCCTTTACTGATACGTCAAGCATTTCTGGCGCGTACTACTACAAGTACCAAGTACAGGGAACAGCAACAGACGGTACGACCGTAACTGGTTACACAACAAGTGCTTCGGTACAACCTTACTTTATTACGACGCCAATGAACATCCCTTCAGTTTCATACGTATCAACAAGCAGTGTCAACCTAAATGTTTCCACCACCGCAACGTCCAACCCAGCAATCTCTTCCTGGACAATTCAACGGGGAACCGTATCAGGTACATACACCTTCACGGCTACTACGCCGACCCTGCCTTATGTTGATAGTGGGGTATCGCAGAATACGCAGTACTTCTACACGATTAGTGGTAACAATGGTCAGGTAACCTCGGCTACGTCTGCTGCCTCTGTTGGTACGACTACCTACTCTGCGCCTAACGCACCTACAGCATTGTCGGCTACGGCGGTTGCGTACAACACGATTAACCTTGCTTGGACAGCGGCTACGGTTAACAACTCGGCTAACACTGTTACAGGTTACATTGTTCAGCGTGCTACGAACTCTGGCTTTACTACTGGCTTGACTACGTTGTCTAGCACTGTTACTGGAACGTCTTATTCTGACTCAACGGCTAACGAGTTAACCACGTACTACTATCGAGTTTACGCAACTAACGGTCTCGGTAATAGCGCGGCTTCATCATCGGCTAATGCAACTACACCTGCTCAAGCTATCAACACCAACATTACTGCTACTAATGCTGCAACCATATATTACGGTAGTAGCTTTACTATTAGCGGTTCGGTATCTCCAATCCCAACTGGCGGCACAGTTACAGTAACAGAAAGCGGCTCAACAGTTGCCACGGCTGCGGTTAACCCATCAACGGGTGCTTACACAGCCACCATTTCAACCCAAGCTGTTGGCACCCATAACTTTACAGTTTCGTATGGTGGTAACAACCCGTACCAGCCGTCATCTACTACAACTAGTTACCAGGTACTAAAAATTGTTACCTCTATACCTACCCCAACAGTTACAAACTCTACTTATCCAACTGCGGTAACAGTATCTGGAACAGTTACTCCAAATCCTGGTGGCGGTACGGTTTACTTGATTCGCGGCGGAACAGTTGTTGGCTCAACAAGTGTAGTAGCAACTTCTGGTGCTTACTCAATTAGTTCAACTGATACTAACGCGGGCACATACACAGGTATACTAGTAAACTTTGATGGTACTGGTACAAACTATGCTAATTCCAATAGTGCTTCATTTAACTACACAGTTTCCCAAAATCAACCTACCGCTACAGCTGCTATTACCAGTGTATTTAACGCAGGTTCTGCTACAACGGTTAGCGGTAACCTTAAGAAGGCTAACGGAACAGCCCTTGCTAGCACCACGGTTTACTTTGACTACTCAACGGCTAGTAACTTTTCCAGCTACACCAACATTGGAAGCGACACCACGGATGCTAGCGGTAATGCAAGCATTTCTTGGACAGGTCCTGGTGGAGGGACGTATTATGTCAGACTTCGTTATGGAGGAAGTACTAATTACAAGGCAGCAAGCGATAGCGCTAGTACCTACTTGCGCTCGCTTCAGACGGCAAGCTACAACCACGGTGGAACTGCCAATACGTGGGTATGGTATGGAAGCACATCTACAGCGTCACAAGTTGGCTCAACATTTACTATGCCGTCGGGCTCTGGAACTTACTACGACGCATCAACGCTTAAGGTGACTAGTATTGATGTATCCATTGCTGGTTACAGTGGTAAAGATGCCCGTGTTATCGGATGTCTATGGGATTCCGCAACTAGCCCTGACAGTCTAATTTCTAGTGGAAGCACTGTCTATGCTTCTAGCCAATCTGGTGGTGGAGCGTTCAACCATAACTTGCCTTTGACTGACGTTGGTGTAACCGCGGGTCACGTATATGTTGCAGGTTTCTGGCGTTACCACACGAGTACCTCGTATTACACTCAGTGGGACCTAGACACATCTTCAGGAAATACTACGTATTACGACAACAGTGCAAGCTCTCCAGCAAGCCTAACCCATGACACTACTAAGTCTAGTAACTCGCTGCTCTTCACAGTTAATTACTCTTACTACGCATAGTGTAAACTAACGTCATGACAATTTTAACTGTGGCTTTATTTTCGGCTTTCTTTTTAGTAGTACTTAAAGAGTTTATCTACATGGGCGTGTCAAAAGCAGCATGGGCTTTTGGTTTTTCTACTATTGGCTACCTAGTCTTGTGGTCAGGTACATTAAATGAAAACGCTGTAAAAACCGTAGCATCAGCCTTTTTGGCTATCACAATTGCTACTGCGGCAGAGAAGCTTGCAGAGTTCTAGTTAACGTGTATAGTGGTTCCCCTAGCATTAGGAGAACCTATGTACGATTACATCATTGTTGGCGGTGCTGGTAAAACTACCCGCCCAAATGTTGAGGCATTAGTAGACGACTACATCTACTTCAACCCAGAGATTAAGTTTATTCTTTACCCTGAATCTGCTTTATCTGAAGCACAAACATGGCTCAAGCAATACCTGATTGACAAAAAGGTTGAGCACCAAACAACCGATAATTTAGACTTCCCTTTAGAAAAATCTGCCATGTTTCTACTATGGGATGAAGCAGATGTAAAGACTAAGCTACTACTGGAGTTTGCTGAGGATAAAGGTATACCTGTTTTTGATTTAACTAACGGGTTAGTACAACTTTCAACTGCGGTTCATGTCCCTGACTTTGGTGCGCCAAAGCCTGTGGAATACCCTGTGGAGAAAGTATCAGAGCCTGTGGAAAAACATGTTAATGCTGACGCAATATCGGAAGTTATTGAAAATGTTGCTAGACTCTTTGCTGAAGCGTTTGCTTCGGAGTTAAAGAAAGCACTCTTAAAATGATTTCAGCGGCTGCCAGAGCCATTTTGATGGACTGTGTGTACCTGGGAGTACCCCCCACGTCTCCAGCTCTTATGAGGCACTACAGCGGCGTGCCGCGCCATGGTAAAGATTTCATGCAGAAGAAGACCCGTGAGTTGAAGGATGCTGGTTTTGTTAAAGAGAAAAAGATTCTCATCGGCAACCGAATCCAGACAATTTGCACGGTCACAGATGTAGGTGTAAGTTATTTACTGGAGCTGGGTTTTCCTGCTCCACAAGCGGTTGTTACAGAGGCGGGATTTTCCGCCCCCCTGACACAGCAGAGTGAGCAGTCTAGCAATATGCTAGATAATAGCTTATATAGCAAAAAACTCCTCACGGACGAAGTCCTTGAGGAATACTTAGTCGTTGAGGTGGAGGTAAACGAAGTGGCTGGTTGGGGCGGTATGTTTGACAGCACTGCTTCGGATGAGTTACTCGCGGAACGCGAGGCTAACGAGCGCCGTAAGCGTGAGGAGTACCGCCAGCAAAAGGCGGAAAAGCAAAAGACCAAGTTGGCTGGTCGTAACAATGTTCCAGTATCCCGATGGTCTCCAGGTGACATAGCCCATGAATTGACCTACCGAATTGGCATGCACTGGCACATTGCTCCGTGGCAGGTTGGTATGGAGAAGTTCATTAAAGCCCTTGGCTCAAACCGAATGAAATACGAAACTAACGGTGACATTGAGTTCAAGATGCTAGAGCTTTTCCTAGAAGCCACTGAGTTTGAGAAGTTCAATAGTGCGGACCATCTATGCTGGAGGTTTATCTCCCAGTTCCCAGACCTTTCCAACAAGGCTAAGGCTATGGTTCGGACATCAGATGAACTAGAGGAAGCAACTACACAAGCAAAGAAATCACAGGAGTGGCTGTATGAGTAAGATGAAAGATGCGTGGCTTGACGAAGCTGAGAAAGAGCGTATGATGCGTGAAGCAGGTATCACCCAACAGACTTTGGATAAGATGCAGGCTTGGATTGAAAAGGGGCAACAAGAAAAAAATGAAAACGATAAGTGAACTCCCAGTACGTAGAAGCTCTTGGATTCAAATTGCTAACGTTCCTCGTGCCCGAATAGGTTGGGAACTTGATGACTGCAAAGATGTAACCAAGGGTGACATGAACGTCATCAAGCTCTGGATGAACAAAGTCAAAGAGGGTAAAGTTATCCGCGCAGATGGTCAGCGTACGTGTGGCGTAGGGCTCCTTCTTGTAGGTCAGCCAGGTCATGGAAAGACCACACTATCCTTAGCGATTATCCAAGAGATGCTTAGTTCATTCCCACTGTCAGCATTTGCTACAAAGACAGGTTCCACTTTAGTTAAGCCTTGTTACTTTGCTACGTTCAATGACATCATCGAATTACGTGGAGCCTTAATGGGCGAGCACTCCGACGAACAAGAGCGTTTGTTTTTAGGTATGCACGGTGAATGTGCAGACGATGCTTACAACATCCGAGTTCTTATTATTGACGATGTCGGTAAGGAGCACACCTCAGCAAGCGGATGGCAGAGCTCTATGCTCCACCATGTTTTGCGTACCAGATTTAACAACGGTCTTCCCACTATAGTTACTACAAATCTTCCTGTTAAATCTTGGGAGGCTACATACGGAACCGCAACTGGTAGTTTTATACACGAAGCTTTCACTACAATTGAACTAGAATCTATTAATGGGGACTTACGCAAACGATGAGAGAAGAGACAATGGAAGGCATTAAGGTAGTTCAGATTTTCCTTAACGATAACATTCACGTGGGTGGTATCTACGAGGTAAGTGTTACTGACGATGGTTCTCTCGTTTGCAGTTGTCCAGGATTTGAAGTCTCAAAAAAATCTTGCAAACACATTGCATACACAGCAGATAAAGTTCGTAAGAATCACGGGGTCTACCCGATTAAGTTTTCTAAACCAATCTCTGAAGAGGAAGCCACAATGGCTGAGCAGTCTACAGAGTTGTGGCGAGAGTTTTATCTTAAGTACGGAAAGATTGAGGTCTGTTAAACCGTGTACAAAGGGGACTTGAGTAACGACATGCCTAAAAGGGTTCTGGTTAATTCCAACCTTTTGTTTATTAAATTTCCAACCACAGAAAAGAAGTTAAAGTTTTTTAACGTTAAATCTGAAAAAGTTGGATTTGATAAATTTTTATTAAACAAGTTTTATGTGTATACTACACGTGCTGGAGTTACCTTAGAACTTATTTCTTTTGACTACAAAGAAGATGAGCTTGAGCGAATCTACAATGAAATTGACCGTGCAGGTATCAACCCATTTAGATACTTCTCTTGTTACGATTCACCAAAGAAACTTGTTGCCGAACTTCCTTACAGACCAGAGGTTGTCGGTGTTATTGACCCAGAACATCAGTTGATGTATGGTCGCTTAGGTCTAGACATTTAGGGGTATCCATGGATTACGAAAACAGACTATTAAACAGAGCACTTCAAGACAAGAACTTAACCCCACTATTCACGTATAACGTTACTAGTCAGTGGTTTAATGACGAGACCGACCGTAGGGTATGGGAGTTCGTACGAGACCACAATACCAAGTACAGTGAGTGCCCAAGCTATGACGTACTAAAAGAAAACTTCCCCACATTTACATATCAAGAAGTCCCAGACGGTGTTCAGTTCTTACTTGATAAGGTAATTGATTTAAGACGCAAATCAATCATTACCAATTCTCTTCACGATGCTATTCAAGAAGTTAGTGCACAGCGACACGAAGGTGCGTTGAACGTTCTTCAAAAAGCTTTTTACAGCCTTAATGACTATGACATCTCAGCTTTCTCTGACCTTGACCTAACACAAGATGCAGAAGAACGTTGGGCTCAATACTTGGAGCGTAAGAACTTACCTAACGGTCTTCGTGGTATTGCTACAGGGTTCCCGTCACTTGACCATGCTATGAGCGGTTTACAAAAGGGTCAGTTAATTGTTATTGCTGCCCCACCTAAGACAGGTAAGTCAACCCTTTCCTTGCAGATGGCTCACAATGTTCACCTTGGTGGCTGTGTCCCAATGTTCCAGTCTTTTGAAATGAGCAACGATGAACAAGTTGCTCGTTACGATGCTATGCGGGCTCGTTTGTCCCATAGTCGTTTGCTTACTGGAACTTTGACCCCAGAAGAAGAGACTCGCTATCAGGCTAAGCTACGAAGCATTGGCAACATGCGCCATAAGTTTTGGCTTAGTGAATCTGCTAGCGCTTCCACAATTTCAGGTCTATCTAACAAGATTAAAGTACTTCAACCAGAGGTTGTATTTGTAGACGGCGTGTACCTTATGCAGGATGAGAACGGTGAAAAGCCAGGTTCACCTCAGGCAATGACCAACATCACTCGTTCACTTAAGCGCTTAGCACAGCAGTACCAGATTCCTATTGTTATTGCTACGCAGGTTCTTGGTTGGAAGATGAACAAGGGTCAGGTTACTGCGGACTCAATTGGTTACTCATCTTCGTTTTTTCAAGATGCTGACATCTTGATTGGTCTTCAGCGTGAAGATGAGAACGTAGACAACACCCGTGTGTTAAAGCTTATGGCTGGTCGTAATACTGGACCTATGGAAGTTTCTTTGGTCTGGGATTGGAACTCTGGTGAGTTCCGCGAGATTAGTGGTGATGACATGTGACTGTAGAGGAAATGGAAGACACCCTAGATAAGTTAGGGGTTGAGCACGTAGGCTCTCGCGGAGATGAGGTGCAGGGGTTTTGCCCTGCCCATGAGGAGCGCACAGGTCATAAAGACCGCAACCCGTCTTGGTACATTAACTCTGATACAGGGGCACACATCTGTTTTTCTTGCCAGTACCGAGGTAACATAGTTTCCCTTGTAGCATCCATCAAGAATCTTGATTACGAAGATGCCAAGATGTGGATAAACTCTGACAGCGACTTAATGGATGCTTTCAAGAAGGCTACAGATAAGCCTAAGGAAGTCTTTGAAGAGATTCAGTACATTTCTGAAGCTTCCCTTGCTGCTTTTGTTGAGCCTCCTGAGTACGCATTAAAGTCACGTGGGTTATCCGCTTCTTCTGCTAAGCGGTACGAGCTCCTATGGGATGCTAGAAAGAATAATTGGATTATCCCTCAACGACATCTTCAGACCAATGAACTTATGGGATGGCAAGAGAAAGGTTACTCCACAAGGTTCTTCAAAAATTATCCAACAGGAATCAAGAAAAGCCTATCTTTATACGGTTATGCACAGTACTGCGGGGGTGACATGATTGTCGTTGAGTCTCCTCTAGATGTAGTTCGCCTTGATTCTATTGGTATTTTTGGCGGTGTAGCTATCTATGGGTCCGTAGTATCCGACCTTCAACTGAAATACATACGTATGGCTGATAGAATAGTATTTGCAATGGACTCTGATGAGGCTGGGCGAATGTCCTCCTCAAGACTTTGCGAGCTGACTAGGTCTCTAAACTTTGAGGCATGGTTTTTCGACTACTCAGGGACTGACATGAAAGATGTTGGTGGCATGAGCAAGGCTGAAGTTATGCAAGGGCTAGAGTCTGCTAAACACTCGTTGCCTTACGCAACTAAACTTTAAGGAGATATACATGGCACTTCCAATTGCAGGCGGTAAGGTCGGCACGCCATATGGTAAGACTGGGTCAGCTTGGTCACATGGAATCCACAAGGGCGTAGATTTTCCTTGCAAGGCAGGTACAGATGTTCTCGCTGCTGCTAATGGCAAGGTTATTGGTATTGGCTCTTGGGGTTCCGCTTTCGGAACTTCGTCAGTTATTGTTGAGCATGACTTAAATGGTCACAAGTACTGGGCTGTCTATGCTCACTTGATGAAGGCTCTTGTTAAGAAGGGTGACAGCATCACTAAGGGTCAGCACATTGGTGAATCTGGCGGTCGTGCTGGACACCCAGAAGACGGTAACGTTTTTGGTGAGCACCTTCACTTTGAAGTACAAAAGACCGCAGGCTGGGCTTGGGATGGACACTTAGACCCTCAGGTTCTTTTGAACGCATGATAAAGCATAACCAGCGGGGGCGACATAAAGCCCCTGCTGGCACTTCAAACTTTTGGCGTAACACCTCGTTCGCACTAGTAATGGCGCTGATTCTATCCCTTAACGTAACTAGTAATGCAAGTTCTAATGGTGACCCTTCCATGTTTATTAATGGTAAGCACTCGGGTATCCATAAAGACACCAATTCACAGTCAGTAAAACCTAAGCACTGGACTGACTTCCAAGGTGGCGGGTTCGACCTAGGTGGTAAAAAGACTTTGTTCTTTGCCCAACTACATTTGACCTGTACAAAAAAACCTAAGTACGTAAAGATTCGTTTGGCACGCCATCATAAGAATGGCTCGCTGGATACGACTGGAACGAATACTTGGGTGACAGGCAAAGATATGCCTGACACATGGCAAGGTTCTCTATGGTGGGAATCAAACACTAAGTACCCTATTACTGCCCAGTTTTATGTATCAGGCGGTAGATGTTATTCTCCTGAACGACAGTTCAAGTGGTGGCGTCCGTAAGACCCGTATGGTAGAGTATCGGGTATCCGTTCCTAGAAGGAGAAACACATGGTAATTGCAGCAGTTATTGTTGTACTTGTCGCACTACTTGCCGTTGCGGTTAAGTTTTCACAAACGCCATCAGGTAAGAAGCTAGAACAGCAACTTATGGATGCAGCTGTAGAAGAAGTTGTTGCTACAGCTAAAAAAGCTCAGGCTGACCCTAAAGTACAAGCAGCAGAAAAAAAGCTTGTAAAAGAAGGCGTTGAGCAAGTCAAAAAAGTTGCTAAGTCTGAAGTAGATAAGCGCACCAAGAAGACTAAGTAATGTTCACAGGTACGCTACTTCCGTACCAGGTCGATGCCGTGAGTCGTATGTGCGAGCGTGGGTCCATGCTTGTTGCATACGACCTCGGTCTCGGCAAAACAGTTCTTACTATTGCCGCTATTGAGCAGCTAATGGATGATAGAACTATCGCTGAACCTGGTCTTGTAATTTGTCTGTCCAGTCTTAAATATCAATGGGCAAACCAAATTATAAAATTTACAGATGGCAACTCTAAGCCTCTGGTTATTGATGGCACTAAAGCCCAGCGCGAAAAACAATACGCTGAAGCCATGGACTGGCGTAACTCTGGTGTTGATTACATCATCATGAATTACGAGCAAGTAGTAAACGACTGGGACCTTGTAAACAAGTTGCCTAAAGGATTTGTGGTCCTAGACGAAGCTACTGCTATTAAATCTTTTAAGTCTAAGCGCTCACGCCAAGTAAAAAGACTCACTGGTTCCAAGATTAGATTTGCACTTACAGGTACTCCTATTGAAAACGGAAAGCCTGAAGAACTATTTTCTATTATGCAGTTTGTTGACTCCACCGTACTTGGAAGGTTTGATTTATTTGACCGCGCATTTATTGTCCGTAACAATTGGGGCGGCGTTGATAGGTATAGAAATTTACCTACGTTACATACGAAAATGAAAGACGCGTCTGTCCGTAAATCACAGACAGACCCAGACGTAGCCCCGTATCTCCCAGATGCAATACATAAAGACCCTCTTTTAATTAGCTTTGACCGCAAAACCGCAAAGGTTTATAGGAAGATTTGCGATGAACTTATTCGTGACCTTGATACCGCACAATCACTGTTTGGTGGGGGGTTCAACCTTCTCGCGCATTACGGTTTTCAGTCCAACTCAGGAAGTAGAGCCGATGAAGTCCGTGGCGCCATTATGTCAAAAGTTCAGTGCCTCAAGATGCTTTGCTCCCACCCAGACCTCATTAGAGCCAGCGCTAATAAAATTAGCCAATACACAGGCGAAGGTTCCCAGTACGCTTTTGAACTTGTAGACGGCGGGTTCATGGACGGAATTCACTCCGCTCCTAAATTTGATTTACTAATTGACTACGTTAATGATTTTCTAGACCAACGACCAGATAACAAGGTAGTTATTTTTGCTACGTATGTCGAC